CCAGTAGGATCATCTTGCTTTAATGCTCTATAAGCCTGACAAGCTTGAATAGAACAAGATAACTCAAAAGACTCTGTATTTGATTGAAGTATGAACATATGTATGTACCTATATATAAAATGAATGTAGGTACATAATAGACCTATAACTAATGCTTGCTTACTTAATACCGTCGCTTATTTATCTATAAACGACACTGCTAGTCTATAGATACTATATAGCTATACAGATCTATAAAGATCTATAACAAAAGAATAAAGGAATGGGGGTTAAAGCTATAAGGTTATGAAACTATTGAGACTGTAGAGCTCTATAGCTATTAAACTTCACAGACTCCAAAGTCCCTACAGTCTGTAAACTTGTCAAACTCTATCACCCCGCCGCACTCTTTAAAGGCTAAAGAGACTTTGAAGCTATAGAAATTGAGTTGAATCTTGACAAGTCTTGATAGCTGTAGAGACTTTAGAGGGCGGGCAGGTCGCCATGGCCCCTCCCCCCTATATATACTAAAGGTTATACATTTTGAAGGGGTTTAGCTTGTGTACCAGATAGCGGCGGGGCTATAGAGCTTTAAAGGACTCTAAAGACTTGAGGATAGATCCGGGGTTTTATAGGCTTATAGAAGCTTATAGAAGCTTATAGCTGAGGAGGGGCATTATAGACATTATAGACTATACAGTCTTTTAACTATTTTCTTTCTTTTCTTTTAATCAGGTGCATGGATATATTTACTATGCAACCGCCCCGGTCTTAAAGTATATTATACTACTTGATTCAGGTTTTGTCAAGCTATTTCGTAACTATTTAGCAAATAAACTAAAATAACTAAAAAAAGACTTGACAAAACCCAAATCAAGTAGTATAATATAGCCTATGACAAACAATAAAGAATTAACTACTATGCAGCAAACCTTCTTGGATAGCCTTGTCGCCTGTAATGGTGATGTGGGTATAGCCGGTGAAATGGCAGGTTATTCTCCTACTAGTGTTTATGGGGCTGTTAAGACTTTAAAGACTGAGATACTTGATCTAGCTACTAATATCTTAGCACAGAGCGCGCCAAAAGCTGCTCTAAAGCTAGTGGCTATCATGGATAGTGCCGAGCCAATACCCCAAGCAAACATGCGAATCCAAGCAGCCCAAACAATCTTAGATCGAGTGGGCTTAGGCAAAACAGACAGGCTTGATGTGACCGTGAATACACAGGGAGGTTTATTTATATTGCCTGCCAAGCAACAAACAATCATCGAGGGCATTTATGAGGAGAGCTAGTAGTACGATTCCTTATGGCTATGAGCTGAACGAATCTAACTCAGCCCTTCTAGACCCAGTAGCCGCTCAGCTTGAGGCCCTTAATACCATTATACCTATGATACATGATCGTACTATTAGTCTTCGCGAAGGCAGCTTGTATCTTGAGAGCATTACCGGGCGGAAGTTGTCTCATGCCGGCTTAAAGAAGATAGCCGCTAAATATGCAAAATGATTGGGACATTAATCCTGATGCTTATCTCAAAGACGAAGAAGGCCATTTCGTCCTTAAGGTTGACGGGACTCCGCGCAAGAAGTCAGGAAGAGCCAAGGGCTCAAAGAGCCGAGGTTATACCTTTCATTCAAAGACTAAAGCAACGATGGACGCCCGCAAAGCCGTCAGAGAAAAAGTAAAGAAACTAAAGGCAGCACAGGCCAAAGCCGAGAACTACAAAAGATCAATACAGACAACCAACAAGACATTGAAGAAACTGGAGGGCACCTCAAGCTCTAATGTCTTAGAAGCTTCGGAACTAAAAGAGCTTCCAAACTCTTTAGCGGCTGAAGCAGATGTAATCTTTAAAGCCAACGAAGGCCCGCAGGAGGACTTCTTAGCTGCTAGCGAAATAGATGTTCTTTATGGCGGTGCAGCAGGAGGTGGTAAGTCATACGCCATGCTAGCAGACCCGCTTCGCTATGCGCATCGCGCAGCACATAGAGGGTTAATTTTAAGACGCTCGATGCCAGAACTGCGAGAATTGATCGACAAGAGCCGAGAGCTGTATCCAAAAGCATTTCCCGGCTGTAGATATAAAGAGGTCGAAAAGCTTTGGAACTTTCCAAGCGGCGCAAAGATCGAGTTTGGTTTCTTGGAGCGAGATGCAGATGTTTATCGCTATCAGGGCCAGTCGTATAGTTGGATAGGGTTTGATGAGATTACTCAGTTGCCAACAGAATTTGCTTGGAACTATTTAGCCTCGCGCTTACGAACTACAGACCCAGAGATTTTATGCTACATGCGTTGTACAGCAAACCCCGGCGGAGTCGGAGCTACATGGGTTAAGAAACGATACATTGATCCGTCTCCACCTTACACAGCCTTTGAATATTCCGAGGGCTTAACACGGAAGTTTATACCGGCGCGTCTTCAGGACAACCCGTACTTAGCCAATGATGGCAATTATGAGAAGATGCTAAAGGCTTTGCCGCCTACTCAGCGCCAACAGCTACTTGAAGGGAACTGGGATGTTGCAGAGGGTGCAGCCTTTACCGAGCTTGATCCAAAGCTACACGTTATACCGCCTTTTCAGATCCCGCTTCATTGGGAACGTATAAAAGGAATAGATTATGGCTACGCATCCGAGAGTGCTTGTGTCTGGGGAGCAGTAGATCCAAGCGACGGTACTCTTATCATGTACCGAGAGTTATATCGCAAAGGGCTATTAGGAACTGATCTTGCTTCTATCATAACAGAGATGGAACTCCAAGACCCCTTTAGCGTCCAAGGAGTGCTTGATACAGCGTGTTGGAGTAGGACAGGTACCGTAGGCCCTACTATTGGCGAAACGCTTGTAAGGGCCGGACACAAGCTCAGGCGAGCAGACAAGAACAGAATACAAGGAAAGATACAAGTCCACGAATACTTAAAAGTTATGCCAAGCGGTAGGCCAAGGATTCAAATCTTTAATACGTGCCCAAACCTAATACGCGAACTTCAAAGTATTCCTCTGGATAAGAAAAACCCAGAAGACGTAGATACCAATGCACCAGATCATGCTTATGATGCTCTACGTTATCTGATTATGTCTAGGCCCCGTATAAACGATACGATGAGCCAGATGAGACAGCTCCATAGAGAAAGGCTTTATCGTCCTGTGGACTCAACCTTTGGGTATTAATGTATATGAGTGAAGAAACTAGTCCGTTCGGGACAGCAGGAGAGATTTACTTTGCGCCAGTAGAAGGCGAAAGTGGGCTTGACCTGACGCTTGAAGAATCAGTAAGGCTCAAGTTTGTTGCTTTAGTCGAAGAGCGTTTTGCTCAAGCTGAAAGAGCTCGCGAGCACGACGAAGCTAGATGGCTTCAAGCCTATCATAACTTCCGCGGACTGTATGGCAAAAGTATTAAGTTTCGCGAGTCCGAGAAGTCACGCGTCTTTATTAAAGTTACTAAGACTAAAGTCATTGCGGCTTTTGGTCAGCTAGTAGATGTTATTTTTGGCACTGGCCAGTTTCCAATAGGTGTTAAGGAAACTAACGTCCCCGAGGGTGTTTCGACTTATAAGCATCTTGATAGCGCTCCGGGAATAGAAAACACACCTGTCGCGCCTAAAGAAGAAGAAAAAGAAGAAGCGCCCAACCCTTTTGATGTAGGCTATAAAGGAGATGGCCGCGCTTTAAAAGCAGGCGCAACCTTTTCAGCAGGCGAAACAGCCTTAGAGAATGCCATAAAGGACTCAGACGCTAAGTTCGTTGACGGGCCTAACCCTAGCCCGCAGGCTCTACAGGTTTCACCGGCTAAAGATGCGGCCCGCGTCATGGAAAAGCTCATTCACGACCAAATAGAAGAGTCTAATGGGTCTTCGGAGCTGCGCAACGCTTTGTTTGAAGCAGCGCTCTTTGGCACAGGGGTTGTTAAAGGGCCCTTTAATTACAACAAGACGCTGAGCCGTTGGGAAAAAGACGAAGAGACGGGCGAAAGAACTTATAACCCGCTAGTTGTCCGCGTTCCGCGCATTGAGTTTGTTTCTATATGGGATTTCTTTCCTGATCCAAACGCAACAACCATGGATGACTGCGAGTTTACTTTCCACCGGCACAAAATGAACCGCTCGCAGTTAAGAGGTTTAGCTAAACTCCCGCACTTCAACAAAGACCAGATCCGCGAGTGCTTAGGAATGGGATCTAATTATGTTGAGAAAGATTACGAGTCTGCATTAAAAGATGATCATGCTGCCAAAGACTATGGCGATGGCCTGTTTGAAGTATTAGAGTATTGGGGCGTGATGGATGCACAATACGCTAGAGAAGCAGGAATGGAACTCCCAGAAGAGGTAGATGATCTAGATGAAGTACAAGTTAATGCGTGGATTAGTAATGGTAAGCTGCTACGCGGGGTTGTTAATCCTTTTACTCCGTACCGACTCCCCTACAATGCCTTTCCTTACGAGCGTAATCCTTATTCTTTCTTTGGTATTGGCGTTGCTGAAAATATGGACGACTCTCAACAAATAATGAATGGCCACGCACGTATGGCAATTGATAACTTAGCACTCAGCGGCTCTTTAGTCTTTGATGTTGATGAATCAGCGTTGGTTGGTGGACAATCAATGGAGATATACCCCGGAAAAGTGTTTAGAAGGCAAGCAGGAATGCAAGGCCAAGCAATTCATGGGCTTAAATTTCCTAATACCTCTCAAGAAAACATGATGATGTTCGACAAATTCCGCCAACTTGCAGACGAGCAGACAGGAATACCTAGTTATTCACACGGCCAGACAGGTGTTCAGTCTATGACTCGTACTGCTTCAGGGATGTCTATGCTATTAGGCGCGGCATCCTTGAATATTAAAACAGTTGTCAAGAATATTGATGATTTTCTTTTAAGGCCCCTCGGGCGCTCGTACTTTCAGTGGAACATGCAGTTCTTCGAAGGCGAGCTAGCCCTAGAAGGCGACTTAGAGATAAACGCGATGGGCACAAATAGCCTAATGCAAAAAGAAGTACGAAGCCAACGCTTGACGATGTTCCTTCAGACTGCACAGAACCCTACAATTGCACCGTTTGTTAAGATCTCTAAGATTGTTAGTGAATTGGCTTATAGTCTTGATCTTGATCCCGATGAAATCTTAAACGACCCAGAAGAAGCCGCGTTAATGGCTAAAATCATAGGAGCACAGAATGTTGGACAAGGCATTGGCGGCGCGCCTGTCGCCCCTAACGAGCAACAAGGAGCTATGGGAGGCCCTCAAGGAGCATCTCAACAATCGCCGGATCTTGGAGCTACAGGGACTGGTGGTGGCAACATCGGAACTGGAGCTGTACCGCAAGCAGGGGAGAGTGAGTTCTCTGGATAATCTCCTTCAACTAAAAGACGAAGTACGCGAAGCCAAACAAAGACAAGAAGAAGGTAACTGAATATGGAAAGCATTGACGATAAGCGCTATAGAATGATGATGGAGAACAAGGAGCGTATTAAGGCTATGAACGCCGAGACGCAGAAAAGAATAGACGCTGACAATGCGGCTCTAGAAGATGGCGAGGTTTCTGAAGAGGTTTCAAAAGAACTAGAGCAAGAGGCGGCTGAAAAGGCTATGGATGACAGTATGGACAGGGCCCAGAAGTTAAATAAGGGCGGTAAAGCAGACCCTTTAAAAGTCAAATACGCCGAAGGCTCTATGCTTGTAGCCCCCGAGATGGCACTAGAAGAAGAAGAGATTCCTGTAGATACATACGACAACATCCCCGAAGACGAGATGGCCGAAGCAGAAGCTTCACAGCTCTCAGACGACGAGATGGAAGAAGACTACACAGGCTATGTACTAGGCGAGTCACTCGACCAAGAAGAACAAGAATACTTAATGAGCGTCTTAGAAACAGACGAGCGTTTAAGCAGCATCTTTGATAAAGTCATGGATGTTGCCGGAGAATTCTCAGGCGAAGGAGCTGTAGACGGCCCCGGAACCGGAGTATCAGATTCGATTCCCGCAAGGTTATCGGACGGTGAATTTGTTTTCACCAAAAAGGCTACCGATCAAATGGGAGCAGCTCAGCTACAAACTATGATGGACGAAGCTGAGATGGCCTATGATGGTGGTTTAATGAAGAAGGCTTTTGGAGGCTTGACAAACACCCCAGATTCAGGGGTTTATGACAGCGAAGAAGAGGTCAAGAAACAAATGATCTCATCTAACCAAATGCCAAGTGTACGATAGAGCTACTTTAGTTTTAACTAAACCCTTTATCATTTTTTAATACCTAGAGGCCACCTTGAAGTATCAAGACCCTATATTACAAACGCGAGTAGTATAGCCACCTTGAAAGACTAGCAAGCCCCAACAGGAGTGTGATGTATATGTCAAATGCAAATGAACAGATTGAAGAACCAGTAGCTAATATGTATAATTCTCGAAAGGACTGGCATACGCCAGACGCACCAAGTAGAGGTAAAGCAGACGGGCTTTTCTTTGCAGAACCCTCTAAGCAGGCCACCCCTAAACAGGCCCCTGAAGAAGCATCAGAGGAAGAACCCAAAGGAAGAACTAATTATAAAAAACGATACGATGATTTAAAGAAGCATTATGATCAGAAGATAGCTACTCATAAGCAAAGAGAACTAGAGCTTACAGCGATGGCAAAAGAAACGCAACCTGCGTATGCCCCGACTAAGTCACCTGAAGAACTTGAAAGCTTTAGAGAGCAGTATCCTGACTTATATGAAACCGTAGAGACTGTTGCGCACTTACAAAGTGAACAGCAGATGCAAGCCTTACAAAGCAAGCTGTCTGTTCTCGAAGAACGAGAATCAAACATGCAACGGAAAGAGGCTGAAGCTACATTGCGTTCTCGTCATCCTGATTTTGAGGATATACGAGGCGATGAAAAGTTTCATGATTGGGCCAAAGAACAACCCGAAGCAATTCAAAGTTGGATCTATGAGAACCCAAATAATGTTGCACTAGCAATCAAAGCTATCGACCTTTATAAGATGGAAAACGGTATTTCAATTGGAACTAAGCAGACGACAAAGAAATCACAAGCCCCCAAATCTTCAGCCGCTGATATGGTGTCTACACGGACAACTCAGATCAACGCTAAAGAACCAAAGATTTGGTCACAACGGGAGATCTCTAAACTGTCTATAGCCCAATTTGATAGATATGAAAAAGATATTGATTTGGCGGTAATGGAAGGCAGAATAGTAGATTGAATATTATTGTCTTTTTAGGAGTAACACATAATGGCTTATAACCAATCAAACGCTCTATTTGAGCCCGGTACAGATACTGATGCTAACTTCGGTAACTCAGTAGCCGGTCAAACTAACAGCTTTTTCCTACCCTCAGTATTTTCTAAGAAGGTTCTTAACTTCTTCCGAAAAGCTTCGGTAGCTGAAGCAATCACCAACACTGATTATAGTGGTGAGATTTCAGGCTACGGTGATTCTGTAAAGATCATCAAAGAGCCAGTAATCACTGTCTATGAGTACGAGCGTGGCGCTGATGTAACTAAAACAGCATTGACGGATCAAGAAACTACTTTGATTGTTGATGTAGCAAACGCGTTTAAGTTCATCGTTGATGATATTGAAACAGCAATGTCTCATGTCAACTTTAAAGAAGCTGCATCTTCATCTGCTGCTTATGCTCTACGTGACGCGTTCGACGCAGGCGTAATTGCTAAGATCATTGCAGGCGTTTCAGCTTCAAGTCCTAACCACATCCTTGGTAGCGACAGTGCTACTGACCTAGCCGCCGGAACTTTTGATGGTACTGGTAACTTGGACGTTGGTTTTGCTGCTGACGAGCACGATCCTTTAGATGTTATGGCACACATGGCCCGTCTACTTGACGAGCAGAACGTACCAGAAGAAGGACGTTGGTTCTTAGCTCCACCTAGCTTCTACGAGCAGCTTTCTCAGACTAGCTCTAAGCTCATGTCAGTGGACTTCAACTCAGGTCAGGGATCAATCCGCAACGGTTTGGTATCTTCTGGCAAGCTACGTGGCTTTGATATGTATAAGTCAAACAATATCGCTGCTCCTTCGAGTGCGGCAGGACAGATTGTTGCAGGACACATTAGTTCTACTGCAACTGCACAGACTATCACAAGCACTGAGGTCATCCGTGATCCAGACAGCTTCGGTGACATCTGTCGTGGCTTGCACGTATATGGTGCTAAGGTTTTACGACCTGCTGCGCTTGTTTCTGCGTTCTATGGTATTGACTAAAGTTAAGTAATTAGAGAGAGGGGTGTAAAAAGCCCCTCAATCTTTAAGAAGGAAGTGAGCATGGCAATATTAGGAAGCGACAAAAAGCCTATAATGATTAAAGGCAAAAGAAAAGGAAAGATACTAGGCGATACAGGAAGTTGGTACAAGCCAGAAAACAAAGCAAAGTTCGACGCTAACTGGGACGCGATCTTCAGCGAACCCAATACTAAAACAGAAACAAAGGCGCAATAAACTATGTCAACAACCTATCTTGATTTAACTAACGAACTTCTCAGAGAGCTAAATGAAGTGACGTTGACAAATGGTACGTTTTCAAACGCTGTTGGTGTTCAACAACACGTTAAAGACGCTATTAACCGTTCATACTTTGATATTATAAACGAAGAAACCAAGTGGCCTTTCTTAGCTGTTGCTGAGAGTGGTGATACAGATCCGATGTACGGTAATACCTACGTCGAGACAGTCATCGGCACACGGTTCTATGAATTAAAACCCGCAAGCTCAAGCATTACTACCGACTACGGTTCTATAGATTGGGAAAACTTCTATCTTACAACCGTAGGCGTGACGGACGAAGTAGCCCCCTACCAAGCCCGCAACTTAAGATTCATGACCACCGAAGCGTGGAAAGACTTTCGCAGAATCTCCGAGAACTTAGACGACGCAGACACGCAACAGTATGCAATTCCCTCTGCTGTTATCCGGAGCCCGGACTCGCGCAAGTTTGGACTCAGCCCTATACCCGACAAGGTTTATCGCATTTGGTTCTATGCGTGGAGCCTTCCGACAAAGCTGTCAAGCGCCACAGACGAAGTAGTCTTCCCGGAGATGTACTCGGCTGTGTTGCTAGCTAAGGCCCGATATTATATCTGGCAGTTTAAAGACAACCCGCAAGCAGCCGCTTTCGCCCTAGACGACTTTAAGAAAGGTCTACGGAGTATGCGTTCAAATCTTATTGAACCTGCACCCACCTACATTAAAGATGACAGAATGAGATTCGTATAATATGGCCGCATCGCAACCTTTTGGTGTCTCATGTAAAGGTGGTTTAAATACTAACCTCAACCAACTAGAGATGCTCGCACAGCCCGGCTTAGCTACGAAGTTAGTAAACTTTGAAGTTGATCCTGACGGGGGCTATAGGCGCATCAATGGCTACACAGCCTTTGGAGACACGCGGCCTAATGGTGCTAATGAAGTGCTAGGCATGTTTGTTTATGCAGACGGCTTAGTAGTGTGTTCAGACGACGGGATTTTCTTTAGCCAAGACGGCGAAGACACATGGCTCCAAATTAACAGAGCAAGCGTGGCTGGCGGCGGCGATGATCACACAGCCTTTACAGGCCGTAGCATGGATGCGCGAACCGCTCAAGAACAAACAACCTTCGCAATCTTTGAAGGCAACACAGATTACGGCAAGCTGATCATTACAGACGGCGTTAATAAGCCTTTTCTTTTCTACATGACAGGGACGGGCGGTTTAACAACCCGTACATTCTTTGCTGAGGAAATAACGGTCAGCGGCACTGTAGCTCCGACAGTCTGTGTTATTCACGATAGTCACTTAGTAGTTGCAGGGGCTCCATCGGCTAAAAATACAGTTTATTTTAGCGGCCTTCTTGACCCCGAGAGTTTTTCAAGCTCTGGGTCAGGCAGCATTTTATTACCCGATCAGATAGTGGGTTTAAGGAGCTTTAGAGACGATCTAATTATATTTTGCAGAAACAGTATTCATAAGCTTGTGAACATAAATGATGCTACGAACATTGCAATAGTCCCAGTTACGCAGAACGTAGGCTGCTTAAGCTCACACAGCATCCAAGAGATTGGCGGAGATTTAGTTTTCCTTAGTCCTGATGGCATACGCTCGGTGGCAGGAACATCACGGATTGGCGACGTTGAGCTAGGCTCCGTCAGCCGACAAATACAATCTATTATATCAGCTATTGCTAGGTCGATTAATTCTTTTACAATCACTAGTGCTGTTTTAAGAAGCAAATCTCAATACAGGCTGTTCTATAATACAGATGGTGGCTCAACAGCAGCCGCAAAAGGCATTATAGGCACCTTGACGGCCAACGGCTTTGAGTGGTCAGAAACAATAGGCATCCAAGCCACGGGCTTTACTTCGGGGTTTTCGTATACAGGTGTTGAAAAGCTTTATCACGGCGACAACCAAGGCTATGTTTATAACCACAATAGCGGCAACAGCTTTTATTTTGGCGGCACTGCTTTAGATATTACGGCGCGATATCAAACACCTCATTATGATTTTGGCGACGTCGGAACCCGAAAGACTATGCAGTACGTCAAACTCTCTTTTACCCCGGAGGGTTCAGTAAGCCCTACAATGCGAATACGCTACGACTACGAAGACACAAATATACCGCAGCCCGCAGAGTATGTGCTTGATAATGTACCAACGCCGGCTCTTTTTGGAAGCGCGCTTTTTGGCACCGCTGTATTGGGTGCGAGCACTGACCCGATGTTACGCCAAGCAATAGAAGGAAGCGGCTTTGTTTGTAATTTTCAAATTAAAAGCTCGGATCAAAAACCCCCGTATGCCATTAATGGTATATACATAAATTATGTCCCATCCGGTAGGAGATAACCCAAAATGGCAGGAACAAGCTACACACGACAAAGTACACTTACTGATGGCGATACGATTACTGCGCTGCTCTTTAACGCTGAATATAATCAACTAGTCACCGCGTTTTCGTATTCTGCTACAGGAACGACAGGACACCAACATGATGGGGGTGCTGGCGAGGGCGGAAACATTGAGATCATCGGCGACCAAGATTTTTTAAATAAGCTAGTGGTTGACGGGACTAATAATCGCTTTGGGGTTTTTGTAGAAGTAGGCGGAAGTGCCGTAGAACAAATTCGCATCCAAGATGGTGCTATTGTTCCTGTAACTACTAATGATATTGACTTGGGTACAGCCTCTTTAGAGTTTAAAGACGGCTTCTTTGACGGCACAATCCACGTAGATACCTTGGATGTAGATGCCAATGCAACTGTGGCAGGGACTTTGGGTGTCACAGGTGTCTTGACTGCAACATCTTTAGACATCTCTGGAGACGTTGACGTTGATGGAACTTTAGAAACTGATGCTCTATCTATTGCTAGTGTTGTTGTTACAAGTACTGCGGCAGAATTGAATCTTTTAGACGGAGTAACTTCTACAACTGCTGAACTCAATATCTTAGATGGTGTTACGTCTACTTTCACTGAACTGAATCTTCTAGACGGCGTAACCTCTACAACCGCAGAGCTAAACATCCTAGACGGTGTTACGGCTGATTCGGCTGAAATAAACCTTTTAGACGGTGTGACCTCTACAACCGCAGAGCTAAACATCCTTGATGGTGTTACGTCCACCGCGGCTGAAATAAATGCACTGGATGGTATAACTGCTGTAGTCGGCGAATTGAACGCTCTGGATTTAGGCGCAACAGCCGTTGGAACTGCGGTGGCTTCAAAGGCCGTAATACTAGACGCCAACAAAGACTATACCGGGATACGAAACTTAACCGCCACTGGCACCGTAGACGCGACAACCGTAGAGTTTGATAACCTGTCAGGCACAGGCGCTGTAAGTGTCACAAACATTCTTGACGAAGATGATCTTGTGTCTGATAGCGCTACAGCCCTAGCCACTCAGCAAAGTATTAAAGCCTATGTCGATGCACAGGTAGATACTACTGACACACTAGCTGAGATACTTGCTATTGGTAACACCTCTGGCGGCACAAACGTAGAGCTTACTACTACCGACAAGGTTCAGTTCAGAGATGCCGCGATATACATAAACTCTAGCGCCGACGGTCAGCTAGACATTGTTGCCGATACCGAGATTCAGATTGTTGCTACAACCGTTGATATTAACGGTGCTGTAGATGTTAGTGGGGAAATAATCGCGGCTTCTCTAGACATCTCAGGCGACATAGACGTAGATGGCACCACTAATCTGGACGTTGTGGATATAGATGGCGCTGTGGATATGGCTAGCACTGCACTGGTTACAGGGGTTTTGACCACTACAGCGGCTACTGTGTTTAATGGTGGTTTTGCTTCTAATGCCAACTCTAGCTTTAGTAGCTCACTTACTCATGCGGCCAATGCTGCATTGGCTACGTTTAATAACACCGCAACTGGAGAACCAGTAGCAATCTATTTAGGAGCTATTGCGGATAATGGTGGTGCTGGAAATAAAGGGGCTATTTATTTTGATGCAGGGGCAGACGGCTCCGTCGCTAATAACTCACTAAGTTTTAATGCAGACCATCAAAGCAACATAACGCCAGACATGACTATCACGCCTTCGGGGGTAAGCATAGCAGGCACTCTAGGCGTTACTGGAGTCCTAACAGGCGCTTCCTTAGACATCTCTGGAGACATTGACGTAGATGGCGTTACTAACTTGGATGTTGTGGATATAGATGGCGCGTTGACTCAAGACGGCGGGGCGGTCTTTAACGAGTCTGGTGCTGATGTAGACTTCCGTGTTGAGTCTAATACGAATACTCATGCGCTGTTTGTTCAAGGGTCAGATGGTAATATCGGTATAGGCACCGCCTCCCCTGCCGCATACGCGCACATTGTACCCACAGATGCAGAACTTAATGACCAATTCGTGGGTCTTAGGGTGTCTAGGTCAGTGAGCTTAAAAAGCGCTCAGTATGGAACTATTAACCAGTCTGGCGGAGCTTTAACTTTAACTTCTACTGTAACAACAGGTTCAGCCAGTGGGTCGGTGCGGCTTCTTTCAAGCGATGATGGTTCATCAACAAAAACCTTAGCTAACTTTGCTAACAATAATGATCTGTCTCTGTACGAAGATACAGGCACCACAGCCAAGTTTTTCTGGGATGCTAGTGCAGAATCTTTAGCGTTATCAGGCACTGGCGGTCTAGCAGTAACAGGAGACTACTCATCTACAACTTCAGGAACCTCAAACCTAAGACTAGGCGTAAACGCAGGTAACTCCATCATCGCGGGTGGTAATTATAATACTGTTGTGGGTGATGAGGCAGGTACGGCTATTACTACGGGTGATTATAATACAGCGGCGGGCTTTAGTGCAGGAACAGCAATAACCACAGGCGAACAAAACGTCATCATCGGAGCACTTGCTGGTGATGCTCTAACAGATGCCGATTTTAACGTAGCAATAGGTCTTGCTGCTTTAAGTGCGGACACTTTAGGTAGTAGGTCAACAGCTATTGGTCACGGTGCGTTAGAGAATCAAAACTTCACATCTGCTACTGATACTTACAACACAGCAGTTGGTTATGTAGCAGGTCTATCAATAACCACAGGCACACACAACACAGCCATTGGTGGCCTAGCACTAGACGCAAACACAACTGGACACAGCAATGTGGGGGTTGGTTACAACTCTTTAACCTCTAATACCACCGCTAATTACATCACAGCGGTTGGTTTCCATGCATTAAGGGATAACACTACAGGCACGGGGAACTCGTCTTTTGGTGCGTCTGCCTTACAATCTAATACTACAGGGACAAACAATAGTGCTTTTGGTTATGACTCTTTAGCTAATAGCACAACTGCAAGTAACAACACTGCTGTAGGTTATGCTTCGCTTGGGGCTAATACTACAGGAGCGAATAACGTAGCTATTGGTTATAACGCTTTAGATGCTAATACTACAGCTAGTTACAATGTTGCTATAGG